GACCAGGTGAGCCTCCGCCTCAACGTGACGGATGCGGGCCTCGACTACGAGTTTGAAGCCCCAGACACCGCCTTGGGCAACGAACTGCTGTCGTGCCTTGAGCGTGGCGAGATTGACGGCTCCTCGTTCGCCTTCACCGTACTGGAGGACAACTGGGAGCGCGTGGGCGACGAATACCAACGCACAATCACCAAGATTGACGAACTCTACGACGTGTCGCCGGTGTATTCGCCCGCGTACAGTCAGACCACCTGCGACATTCGCGGGCTGGAAAACCTGAAAGCCGAAGAGCGTGCCGCTGAGGAGAGGCAGATTGCCGAACAGAAGCGCGTCAAGCTCGGAAAGTATATCGCAGATTTGAAGAAAGAAATCAACGAAATCACAAAGCAATGAAGAAATCAGACATCGAGAGTCGACTCAAAGAAATCGACAACCGCTTGAACGAGTTTCCCACGATCTGCGAGCGCGAACAGCGTGAGCTGACCGAGGAAGAGACCCGCGAAAAGGACAACCTCATCGCTGAAAGAAGCGACCTGACCAATCAACTCAATGACATCAACTCTAAACATTTCAAACCAATGGAAAAAGAAGAAAAGAAACACTTCAGCCTGATTCAGGCAATCCGCAGCGTCGTCGACGGTGGTCGCTTTGAAGGCGAATATGCCGACGAAGTGCGTGCAATGGCCGCCGCAAGCGGCCTTGGCTTTGGCGGCCAAATCCAAATGAAAGCCAATTCTCCCGCCCAGCGCGCCCTCGATGGCGTCTTGACCGCAGGCAACAACTTCACCTCCAACAGCCACAATGGTGGTCTTGAGATGGTGCGTGAAGATGTGCTGCCCATCATCGAAGCCCTCTACAACTTCACCGTGTTGGAGAGAGCCGGTGCCAACTTCTACAACGGCCTCATCGGCAACGCCAAGATCCCGACCATGAGCCGCATCAACTTCGGCTTTAAGGCTGAGAACGCCGCCGCCGACAATGTGACCCCGACCACTGGCAAGGCTACGCTGACGCCTCAACGCCTCACCGGCAAGGTCATCATCTCGAAGCAGCTCCTCAACCAGACCAGCGAAGACCTGGAGCGTCGCCTGCGCCTCAACATCAGCCGCGCCATCGCACAAGCCTTTGAAATGGCTGTGCTGGGCTACGGCACATCGCCTCACAACGGCATCATGTACAACGCCACCGGCGTGACCGATGCCGCCATGAGCTACGACACCGTGCTGGCCCTTGCCGAGTCGATCTACACCGGCAACATGCGCCCGACCTTCATCGTCGACCCGGGTGCCGCCCGCCTGCTGAAGCAGAAACCGCGCCTCACCTACGGCAACTCCGCCATCATGGCCGACGGCATGGTTGACGACGAGCCGACCTTCATCACCAACAGCCTTGTGGCCGCTGCCAGTGGCGTGAAGGGTGCCATCGCTTGCGCCGACTTCAGCCGCCTGCACATCGGCACCTGGGGCGACCTGCTCGACATCACCGTTGATAATGTCACCCTGGCAGACAACGGCGAAATCAAGTTGGTGCTCAACTACTACTGCGACTGGGCTTGGGATGCCGCCAACGGCACCGCCTACGCCGTGAACAAGATCACCCCTGCCAGCAACTAAAAACGATAAGCTATGGCATACGTCACTGTTGAGCAATTAAAGCACCACCTCCGCATCGAGGTGACCGCCGACGACGACTACCTTGCAGGCCTCGAGAAGGTCGCTGAGGTGGCCATTGCCAACGAGCTGGGCCAGAACCTTGCCCTATACACCAGGAAAGGCGCGCTGCCCACCCCGCTATGCCATGCCATCAAGCTGCTGGTCGGCGACTTGTATAACAACCGCGAGAGTGTGGCCTTCGCGGCACCCCACGAGGTGCCACGCTCTCTGCATTACCTCTTGCAGCCCTACCGCAAGTATGACGTCGGCACCTCGGCTGCGGTGCTGGCCAACTCGTTCAACACGTCCTTCAATCAGTCATTCTCATGAGGTCGGGGCTGTTGAACGAGAGGCTGAGCGTGCTGAAGGTGACCGTCACCAAGGATGCCAACGGAGCCGAGAGCGTGAGCCTCGAAGCCGTTGGCAGCTACTGGTGCCGGGTGCTTCACAACCGCCACGACCGCTCCGACAACGATGTTGACCGCGTGGTCTACAACCCAGAAATCCGCTTCGAGCTTCGCGCCTCGGTGCCCATCGCCGACAACGACATCATCGACTACGACGGCAAACGCTACGTCATCGACATGATCGAGAAGAACCATAACACCGACATCCAAACCCTATACTGCACCCGCTATGAGCAATGACCCCAACGTACAATTCGACGCCAGCCGCTTCTTCGACTTCGTGGCCAACATGGACAAGAAGACGCTGAACAAGGCTGAGCGCGACGCCTTGCGCAAGTCGGTGAGGGTGGTCGCCACGCAGACGCGCCGCAATCTTCGCGGGCGTTGGCCTGGAGGCACCTCCACCAGGCATGGCCGCCGCCCGTCGGAGGGCATCGTGGCCAACGTGCAGAAGGCTACCACGGGCCAGCTCTACGGCCAGGTGCATATCATGGGCAATGGTCGGAGCAACTCGCGCGGCTACCTGTTGCGCTTCTTCGAGATGGGCACGGTGGACCGCTTCGCCAAGGTACGCAGCCGCGCCTACCGTGGCCGCACCGTGGCTGAGCTGCGCGGGGCTGGCATGGCCTATCGTGGCCGCATCAAGCCGCTGTGGTTCTTCCGTGATGCGGTGAGCAGCACCCGCCAGGAAGTCTTCGGCGACATGAGCGACCGCATGGAAGAGGCTGTGGCGAAGCAATGGGCGAAGTCAGCCGCGAAAGGAGGTGCGAGATGAACATCAGCATCGGCAAGTACATCTACAACGCCATCCAGGGCGTGAGCGAGTCGCTGCGCGTCTATCCCGTCATCGCCACCTTCAACGACCCGACACCTCCCACGCCGTTCGCCGTCTACCAGCGGACATCGGCAGAGCCTGACTACACCAAGAGCCTCTTCACTGGGCTGATACGTCACAACTACAGCGTAACCGTGGTCGACAACGACTACAGCAACACCGTGACGCTGGCACAACAGGTGGTGGATGCACTGCTCACCCTCTCGCACACCAGGCACGAAGACATCAGCTTCGGGCAAGTGATTATGACCGACCTCAACGAGGACTTCCTCGATGGGTTGTTTTTGCAGACCATTCAATTTGAAATCAACACAAAAGAGATACTACCATGAACCCTATCAAAGGAGAAAACCTTATGATCTTCGTGCGCGAAGGCGACCTCTACGGCAACGCATCCGACGCGCTCATCGCCTTGGCACTTGCCACCACTTGCAGCCTCAACTTCAACGTGGACAGCTTCGACGCCACGAGCAAGGACAGCGGCAGCTGGCAGGCATCGCTGCCGGGCATGAAGAGCTGGAGCATGTCGACCGACAACCTCTACTGCCCCGCTGCCGACAAGCTGCTGGCCTTAGCCATCAACCGCGTCACGCTGAAGCTCTACTGGATTCCCGCCGAGAACACTGAAGCGCTGAACCAGGTGACGCACGACCCCGCGCTGACCGTGGACGGCAACACCTACATGTACTATGCAGGCGACGCCTGGATCAACAGCTACACCGCCAACGC